ATAGCAGAAGACGCTCGATGCGTCAACCAGGTTATGCAAGTAATTGCGGCACTCGCCTGATTTGCTACAAGAGTAATTTATCAGAGTTGATCTCAGAAATCAACCCCCCTTGTGCCAGTTTACGATCAGTATACGTGATTGTTTAGTTAAGTAAAATTAATGCGCCAGTGATTGTAACGTTTCCTACTGCTGACATTGTAACCGCAGCACCACCAGCAATAGTCATTGCTCCACTTGCAGCAACAGTCATTACTCCGCTAGCAGTTATTGTTGATGCTCCACCTGCTGCTGATGTGATTGCTCCACCTGCTGTCGAGGTAGCTGCACCACCAACTTTATTGAGATATGCTCCAGTAGTATCCATATTATATGCACCACCAACCTTCCAGTCAACTGCACCACCAATCTTATACTTAGTTGCTCCTAAAACGTTTACATTATGGAAACCTGGCGAATTAATAACAACATTTGCTCTAGGATCAAATTGCATCATCATGTCTTCAGAGACACCAAATACCATTTTTTGACCTAAAATAATTTCTTTATCATTATCAGTGTATTTCTCAATGTTACCAGCAACCATAGAAATAGTTCCACCACCTCCTGATCCTGCTTGAATATAAACTTGTGTTTTTCCAATTAACCAAAGTTCTTCAGTTGCCTCAATTTTAATTTTCTTTGCCTTTACTACTCTCTCACTTCCGATAGCGTTCTCTACTACATCACCATATGCGACAACATTTAGTGCATGACCCTCAGATTCTGGACCTCCATCATTGTATTCAATATCCGTTCTACCACCATGATATTGCTGCTGTCCCTCTGTGTGAATAGACAACAATCCGCTTGCCGGACCTGCCTCGTTTGATTTATCACCCGTTCGTAAAACAATACCACCATCAGATAAAAGTGAAATAAACCCACCAGAACCAGGAGCTTTTGGAATACATGGACCATCAATCCTTAATGCTCCAGTAGATCCATCTGGCATCAACCTTTCATAAATCTCACATCTAGTTAGTGATCCTTTATAGGCAGTAGAAAATGCAGGATCACTTCTCAGATTCTGAGTTTCATTTGGGGTTACTGGTTTTGCTGGTCCGTTTTTTAAATCATTATATGTTTTATTACTTGCCGACTGTGCTTTTGCAATAGACGCTTCTATATTTTCGTGATTCTGATTATGTGCCATTATCTACTCTCCTACGGGCAATCAACATAGCGACCTGTACCAATCTTAGTGGCACCAAGTACAGCAAGATTTTCGGTTTCTCTACAAACAAGAGAAGGAATCATGGTAGAACCATAACCACCACCGCCAACTACAACAATTTTTGGTAACTCGTCAAAGGTCAACGATCTATCCAATACTCTAGCTCCAATTACAAATCCATCATCATTAATAATTGCCTCAGCAACACCCAATTTTCCATTTACATAAACGTTTGGTTCAGAAGTATATCCCTGCCCCGGACTAATAATTGTGAACGTATCAATTATACAACGAACATTGTTATCAGATGCCAGATTTAATTTATATCCATAACCAGGAGATTTAACACGAATTTCAGTAATAAATCCTCGCTCATCTAACAGAGGAGTTGCAATTGCACCGACACCTTCACCACCAACAAAGACGAAAGGTGGTTCCGCCCATGCATCACCTGGGTCATCAATAGGAATTTCTATAATTCCACCATCAGGATCTGTAATTATTTTACCAGGATCAACTGTTGGCGGTGTAAACTCATCATATGTATTCTCTGGAGTCTCACCCTCACCCTCATCAAAATCACTAGGATCATCATTTCCAGCAGTATCATCTGAACTAATTAAGACATCAACAAAAGCACCTGTTGTATCAATAGTAAACCTAAGAACTTCTTCATCTTCTATTACACCATCTTCTGCGATTCCAACAGTAACAGATGCTGTATTATTATTAATTACAAATGTACCTCTGATTTCTGATCCAATAAGATCGTCTGATGTGATACCTGCTCCTGTCAGTGTATATCTAAGTGTCGCTCCATTTATAATATTTGTTGTTACAATAGAATATTTAATAAACTCACCTTCTTTTACAAAACTTTTATCAGCGAAAACCCTGAATGTTGAATCTAAATCTGTTGTATCATCTATACCACCAGCAGGAGTGTCATCTCCATCACCACCCGATTCTCCTTCTTCAGGAATTTCTCCTACTACTGGAGGGAAGGTTTCAGCAATTCCAGTAATCGGGTTTACCTCACCAAGTGGTGGTTTCGGATCCAAAGGATCAGTAACATCTCCTTCTGTGATAGTACATTTTGCAACATTTTTGATAAAGGAAGATTCAATGTCTGGATCACCAATAGGAGAATTTATATTCATTTTGATAAAGAAGTCTTCATTTGGCTCTATTTCCGAAGAAAAGAAAGTTTTAATAATAATTCTCTTCTCACTTTCCCCAGAAGCAAATCCAAGAATATCATTAACTGGAAGATAGTCAACATCTTTAGTTGCTGTTCCTTTTTTAGATAACGTTTTAAATGTAATAGACGAAGCTTCAGCAATATATCCAGATCTGATAACAGTAAATACTGCATCATTCCCTTCTTCTACAATAATATCATCAATACTATAAGAGATTTTTTTCTTTTTAGACGCAGTTCCCGGTGGTATAGATTGTCCTATTTCTTCTGGACCTGAAGGTACACCTCCAATAAACCCAACATCTGTTATTTCCAACGATTTGCCTTCGTATGCAGGGGGACAAGTATATTGTGTATAATCTCCAGTGGTAACTGGGAATAGATTATCAATATCTTCTAAGAGTTTATCAAGGAAATCTTCTTCATCGTTATCTCTCTTTTCTTTCTTACCAGTATTACAGATTTTTTTATACTTAGCACAATCTGATGCTGGACCAGAGCAAGAAATTCCCAATAGTTTAAGAATAAAATTGATTGCCCCACCTAACAAATTAAGAGCACTACCAACAATGCCAAGAATATCTTGAAGAGGACCTAAGATAGTTCCTAACATTTCTTCCATCAAAGCATTGAACTGAGATAGAATACCATTTACTAATGTATCCAATAAACATGCAGCATTCTTATAAATTTGGGTAATGTAACTCATAATTACATTTGTCAACCATTTTTCAAGACGCTTTCCAAGATCTTCCATTTTACAACCAAGATCTTTTAACATCCTATTAAACCATTCTGTAACTGGAGTCAAAATATTACCAGTATCACTTGGTGCAATTAACATCTTAATAAGATCTTTTACGCCAGCAGTAATTTTTTGAATTACAAACCCCTTTACTCTAGCAATAAACTCTCTAAGAACTTTCTGTGCTTTGCTAACGTACTTTCTACCAATTCCAACAACATCACTGATTTTACCATTGGCTTGACTTACTAGATATGATCCAATATTTCCATTGTTTCTTTGTATTTCAAAGAGCAACTCTCCCAAGATAATCTTCATCTGCTCTTTGATATCTGGTTTGTCGCACTTTTCTGCTACAGTTTGACACCACTTTTCATCCACCATCGATTTTCTTTTTCTTTCAGATACAGAAACTTTAGATTTACCATCCTTATTTCTACTTCCGTCAGGTAAAGCTCCACATACCGTGTTGGGGGTTTTTCCATCTCCAGGTGTTCCATCAGTTGGTGGATAACATTGATTTACATCAGAAGATACGGTAGTTTCTAATCCTGTCGTACCATCTGGTGTTGATTGATTTGCTTTAATTGTAGCACTTGGAGTTTGACCGATAGACCCCATTACTATTGGTTTTTGTTTATCGGTATCAAAATAAAAACCAACAACCCAACATCCCTTGATTAATTGGTGGTTTGCTCCACCAATATTACCAGGCATGAAAGGAACATTAACAGGCATCATAACCTGAGCCCATGGCAAGTCTTTCGTATCAAGGAGCTCCTTACTTGAGGGATGATCTCCTACGATACGAACTTTAAGTCGATAACCGCCTTTATTATCAGAAGATTCAGCAGTAGTTTCTTCGACTTGACCCACCCACCAATTGAAGGAATCTCCAACGCGATGTGTTTTTATGATACTTGATAATAGTTGGTCCATATTAATTAATCATCATATACTAAACATTCCGGTTCCGATGGATTCTGATCACAAAAAAGTTCCAATGCAGTGGGATCATGATGATCTCCTGCTTCAATTTCTTTTTTGTGATGTTCCACATAATCTTCCAATTCATGCAGTTCGCCTTCAATATGACGACGCTGATTGGGAGAAATCATAGGATTATCAAGGATTTCCTTATCCTTTTCAATATGCTTTTCGATGCTTTCCATAAGTAATTGCTTCTACGGTGTTATTTAGTGCCGTGGTTTGATACTCTATCCTTCATGCCGTAAGAATCTCTCATTAATCTAAGAGTTGTTGTAAATCTTCCATTAAGTCCAGATGTAGAATTATATGAATGGACGACTTCGCGAACCAAATACAATCCGCTACTTTCTGAATCAAATGGATCTTTCTTACCCTCTTCAGTAGAAAGTTTATTAATCAATCTAATATCAATTTTATCACCAGCACAAATTTCCGGATTTCCTGGAACGACAATAGTGCATACTTGATTTTTTAATAACTCATATCTGGCAATAGATTGTGCTGCGTAAAATTTTTGCCAATCAGCAAATTCCGTTGGAGATGTTGCTCCATCAGAAGGTTCTGGGGATGCTGGACCTGCTCCATTATACCAAGTTTCATGATCTAGAAATATTGACATAATTCTAGTTGGATAATCACTAAGTTCAATTTCATTTATTGGAATTAAACTAATATTTTCTTGTCCACCTAGATGCGCCATATTATCATAGCTATCACGAATTTTATAGACAAACTCTTCATACTGTCCGGTAGAATAATTAAAAAAGACTACTAAAGATGAATATTTACCTCTCCTAAGAGACTCAATAACATCAATTTCAGCATCAAAATACGATTCATAAATGGCAGTATCTAAATCATTATCATCTTGGTTACCCAATCTTTCAATGTATGGTCCCCATGTTTTATCTTCCAGTTTTTTGGATTTTAACTTGCTTGTTTTATCAGCACATAAAGTATCAACGGCAAAGAAATTATAACCCCTTCTGGTTTCCCAGAATAGAAATCCACCACTTCCTTTAATACTCTGAGATGTTTCTCCCTTTGAACTTTTGTCTTTTCCTGACGTATAATCAGATTGAGGAGAAACACTATTCCCACTAATTGAATTTAAAATATCAAACGGTCTTCTTCTATTTGCAATAATTTTTACATTAAATTTTGATTTTTCTGAGTTGATTGGTTTTTCTGTTTTTAAACTGTTTTTTAATAGATCTTTTAAAATATCTTCCGGATTTCCAGACAATGGTTTTGATACTCTTGTAGCTTCATTAATCAACAATTCTTTAGAGATCAATCCCAAATTATATGTTTGCTTATTTTGTCTCGCAAATCTGTTCTGGATAGTCCATACAACCATTTTATATTCATACAATTCATCAGACGCTGCAGTAAGAACCGTTATTGTTACTTCTTCTCCTCCCTGAATAGGTAATACTTGCAGTAGACCAGCACTATCAACTACCTCCATCACTCCAGACAGGAAAGGACTATCAACATTTTCAACGTAATCAAAGGTATTAACTAGATCTTTGATCTCTTTAGATCCCTTATCGTTATTTGGTTTAATTTTTATACTTTTAAGTAAAAAATCAGTAGGTTTAGAAAATTGTCCCATAATTATGACAAGTTAGCGTTTTTTAACCAGCTAGGAGTTACACCACCAGCAGCAGATAAACTAGTTACTAGCATAGAATCATTACCTTTCTTATCACCTGCTGCTGCTGATGGTACAGGAACTGAAACAACTAATGGTTTGCTCATCATGCTCCTTTCCGTTGCACCAACTTCAGCGGATGTTTGTAACAAAGAGGATTCGGTGTATGCACTACTAAGAAGATCTGGACGTTCATTCATTAATTGTATTTGTTGTTTTTGTAATTTTTTATCTTCTTCTATTCTTAAGTTATTGAATTCTTCAAGTGTTTTAATTTCCTCTCCTTTTTCATTCCAATATGTATATCTTCCACCAAATACTCCGGCATGATATTGAATTTTTCCTACACCAGGAACTACTACAGCTTCTTCAGGTTTACTGCTTCTATTTTTAGTCGTAATAGATTTTCGTATTTTTTCATTAACAGATTCCTTTGATATTGATTCACGCAACCTTGCTAATGCCTTAAGTTGGTTATCAATTCTTACTTGTTTTTCTTTTTCAGTTTCTACAGGTCCGCCAACTGGTGGTGGGGTTACTACTGGCTCTGGGGGTGCTTTTGGTGTAAGTGCTTTCGCTTGCGCTGCAGCATCAGTCATCGGGGAAGAAATTCTATTCTTTGCGTTGTTGTAGTAACCAGTAGGGTCTACTGTAGTTCCATCTCTTTCAACCTCAAAATGTAAATGAGTTTGTTCGACACCTGCGGCGTTACTGTATTTTGTTAAATCTGCAATATGTTGACCACCATAAACTGTATCGCCTTTTTTAATATCAGACCTAGGGTCAACATGGTAGTATTTTGTTACCATACCATCTCCATGATCGACACTCATGATTCCACCTGGACCTCCCCCTGTTGGAGAAGTACTTATTACTGTTCCAGTTTTATATGCAATAACAGGAACATCTTTATCACCCAATGAATAAGCATCTGTAACATCAATACCCATATGAGGTCTTGCCCCACCATCTCTACTAGCACCAAAGTTTTGTCCTTTAGAAGCGTTTCCTGCCTCTCTCGCAGGAGCAGCGACAGGATTAAATGTGTCACCATTAACAGGTCCCGTATATGGACTTAATGGAGATCTAAATGGATTTAACAAAGCTTGAAATAAATTATATCTACCCCCACCCCCAGATCCAGGAAGGCCTGGCAAGTTAGGAAAACTAAACAGATTCTTGAAATTAAGCCATCCACCTTTCTTGTCAAAATATTCAGCTAGACCTTCTGATTGAAGTTTTGCATAATTTTTCCTATCTCTTTTCTGTGCTTCAAGCATACCTTCACCAAATGCAAGGAATGTTTTCTTACCCTCACGACCTTCGAGTGGAAAAACACCTTCTTTCTTATTACCTTCACCCATCAGACTAAGAGTAGGACTATCAATAATACCACCTTTAGCAAATGGAGTTACACCCATATCACGCCCCGCAAGGGCAGCATCAATACCAATCGATCCCAATGTACCAACACCAGGAACTGTAGATGCTGCACCAGATGCTAATTCAAGACCTGCTCCAAGTACATCTCCCCGCATAAGTCTTTCTACACCAAAACCAAGACCAGCAATTAATCCAACACCAGGAATTTTTTTAAGTGCTGCTTTACCTAATCCTTTTCCTACTCCTTTTGCTAATCCTTTACCTGCAATCGTAACACCAGTTTTTTTAAGTCCCCTACCCATCGCAATCCCGCCTAATCCGGTTAGTGCTCCTCTAGCAGCACCCATTCCTCTAGAAATGCCACGGCGAGCGCCACCAAGACGCCTACGTGCTAATCTTCTTCTAGCACCTCTTTGCCTTGGTTTACCGTATCCACGATCCATATCTCGACCGCTCATAAAATCAAGACCATCACCAAGAAGGTTTGCTCCACCACCCAACAACCCTCCTAGCATTTGACGCTTACCAGGTTTTTCTGCTCTTAATTGACCAGAAAAGTCATCTTCAGTAAATTCTTTTGCTTCAGCAGCAGCTAACTGCCTTGATAACATTTGTTCTTGATGATCTTCAGCTGCACCTGCTAATTGTCTTTGTTGTGCTAATTGCCTTTCTGCAATAGAAACTTGAATTTGTCCTAGAGATTGAACGCTTTCAACAACTTTTATACTTACTTTTTGAACTCCAGTGACAGCAGCAATATTACTATTACTAGTTTGAACGATTAATTGACCGATCTGGTTCAGAATACCAGCAAGATCTTTAATCTCTGTTGCTGTGGTATTAACAGTAGAAAATCCAGCAGCGTTTTTTCCACTCCCCTGATACTTAGATAATTCTCCACCAAGAACTTCAGGATTTATTGCTTGAGCGCCTGATTCTAAAAAACCAGCAACACCACCTGAAGCACCTCCCGCATTAGATATACCTTTTGAGATATTTGCTAATACTCCACCAGGAGAAGATTTTACTTGATTAGTTACTCCATAATCAAATCCCCCACGAAAACGAGATGTTTGAGATCCCGTAGGATCTCTACCAGGACCAGGATCTGACTCAAATCTACCTCTGGTTTTGGCAACTCTATCTCCACCAAAACTAGATCCTAATGCTCTCTTAAAGAAATATCCTCTACCAATTCCTGCTTCTTCTAAGGATGTACCACCTTCTTCCGCTTTTTTTGAAGCAAAAGCACGCTCTTTACGAGCCATATTTGATGATTTTCCAATTCTATTGCCGATGGCACTAGCAATGTCACCAACTAAACTGGATTGTCCTCTAACGTCTGTTGCTGATAGATTTCCATGTGCCATTATCGTTGCTTAGCTGCCGCTTCCTGTTGTTGTTTGACTTGTTCTAAGTGCTGCATCAATAGAGAAACATATACTTGCCTCTCAAATGGCATCATATTTTCAATTTCACTTAAACTATATTTATGATGCTGCATCAAAGCAAAACTAGTTTTATAATACCCTTCCAAAGAATTATGGAAGAGTGCTATCCGAAAAAATTGTTTAGCCCCAAAATCATAACATTATTCTCAACTCCAGTATTTGGGTTTTTAAATTTAACCAAATGTTGAAGTTTTGGAGCAGATTCAAAGAATTTTTGAATATTCTCGAATTGACTATTTGTCAAACCTTCTAAAAATTCAATAAATTCTTTTTTGCTAGTAGTAGAAGAATCATAAACATCTTCACCATCAAAAATTTGATCGATACATCCTGCTACAATTTCAATAATACCATCTGTTGTTGGAGCAGCTCCAATAATTGAAGATTTTACAAACTCATTAAAATTAGGATACTTCATAAGAATACCCATATTATCAGATAACATAATTTTATTACTATGACCTTCTGGTTTTTCTACTTTAACATCAGTTAAATTGAGTTTGTATTTAACCTGAGTTTCTCCGTCATCTTCACAGAGCAACATTAATTCAACAATTTCTCCAACAGATACTGCACGAATTTGCAAGAAAATGTATTCGAGATCAAAAATTGCTAAATCTTCCAATTTGACTCGCGTTTGAATGCAACCCTTTAATAATTGCTTTACTGCATCTTCAATCTGCTTCTCGTCCTCAGATTCTAATGCCAATAAAAGTAATTTTTCTTCTTTTACAACAAATGGACGATATTTGATTTTTTTGCCAGTAGATGGAATTTCCAACTCATAGGTTGGAAGAACAACTTGTGGTAATGCCATTATGTTTAGATCATATCATATTAATATTTAGTGCGACTTTTTTAAGCAAAAATGAGCGGGAAAAATTTTCCCACTTTTATGGAATTAAAAAATTTAATTTGCTATGCTACAGGCAATTTGATTCCATAAGGATTTGTGAGGTCTAGATTACCAGTATCGCTCTGTGCTTTATCAAGATTGCTTTTTCTTGGATTTACTTTAAGACTTGTATTCTGTATTCTAGCTTTATCTGCTACATTCAACACATCTCTATCAATAGTGTAATGCCTTTGATATTTAAATTGCGCCGTTACTTTTGTTATCTGCGATGATCCAAACTGAAGAGGAATAGCGTCAATTGCATATGGATATGCTTTTTCCATTACATATGTGATTGGTTGGCGCTGTGTAGTCGAATCTGGACCATTTTCAGTTTTTGTAATCTTAATATCTGCTGCATAATTATCCCTATAAGCTAATCTAGTAACTCTATTAGGTCCTGAACCTTCATCACTAAAAATATTATTAAACCACCCATTTAAAAATTTTAATATTGATAGATTAGCATCCAACATAAATCCCAACTGCAGTTCAGTAAATACTCTTGTATGTGGGTAATCTAAATTTCCTAGTCCACTATAAAGACCATTAATGCTTCCTGTTGCAGTGTTGACATTAGGCAATTGCGCTTCATCACACATAAAAGATAGCGCATCTCCTTGAGAAAGTTCACCTGGCATCGGAACAGGAGCTCCTTCAATTGCAACAAGAAAGTTGTTGCTAAATGACATCCCACCATTTTTTGCTACATGATTAAGGAAACTATCTATCGACACACTAAATACCTATGTTGATCCTTCTATATTTATGGCATACTCTGGATTTTACAAACCCAAAAATCCTACTAAGTATCGTGGCAATCCAACAAACATTGTTTATAGATCACTTTGGGAACGTAAGTTCATGGTGTTCTGTGATAGTAATCCATCAATAATCGAATGGGGTAGCGAAGAGATAATCATTCCCTATCGCGCACCCGATGGTAAAGTAAGACGATATTTTCCTGACTTTTACATTAAAGTAAAAGAAAAGAGTGGGAAACTTACCAAGTATATTATTGAGATCAAACCCAAAAAACAAACAAAACCACCGAATGAGAAAAATAAAAAAACTGCTGCCTATCGTAATGCCGCACTGACTTACGTAAAGAACCAAACTAAATGGTCCGCT